ACAGGAAATCTCCACCTGGACGCAGGTCATTAAATTCGCCTCGGATGTCTTCCAGACTAATTGCCCCTGATGCTTGAAGAGCCATTACGATTCTGTGTAGGAAGTGCCAATCTTGAACAGCATCAGGTGTGTCTCTGATCCTGCGTTTGCCAACGTCAGCGTTGCTGCCGTGTCCTTTGACAAGTAAATCCTTTCATTGAGTTGCAACAACCGGATGACCGAAAAACTGAAAGTCTGATACTCGTCTACAGCGTAGGCGTATCCTTTGATGGTCTGAATGGTTGTAGGTGCGTTGTTGGATTTCAGAAGAAATTGAACATTGTCGTTGGCCTCACTGCTCTTGAAGGTCAGGGACCCTTGGATCATGTAGATCCCTGTTTCTGGAATAACGATTTCGTTACTGGCAGAGGTGGTCCAAGAACCGTTAAAGATCTTTGATGCTCCTGTGTTGACAGGAAGACGCCCTGCGTCCAACGCAGAGGCGGTGATCGATGCTTGGAAGAAGGTGCTGGTGGTCTGCGTTGCTGGAGGGAGTGTGACGTTACTGGTATTGCTCCCGTTGGACAGATTGAAGTTGATCGTGTTGCTGTTGACGGTGGTCACGCCTGTGATGCTGACCCCATCGGTTCCGTTGGTTCCGTTGGTCCCATCGGCTCCATCCGCCCCATCGGCCCCACGCAAATCTCCTGTTGAGAAACCTAGTCCATCATCAGAGGTGAATTCTATGACCCCTGTGCTTTCGTTGTAAGTTCCTCCGGTAAATCCTCGGCCATCTGCCCCGTCTGCTCCATCGGCAGGAACTGCGATTTGTCCCACCAGCGTCTTTGGTGCGCCGACTTCGTCATCACTGTACTGGGTGACTAGATTGTAAAATCCACTAACTGGCGCTAATAACTCTATTGCAGAAATTCCTCGTCCATCAGCGCCTGTTTCACCTTGTGGGCCTGCCTCTCCTTCTGGACCTGGAGGCCCTTGCTGCAGATTGAATGCGCTGGTGTAACTCCCATCGGATTTGGAAAAACGGATGGAGGTTGCACTTCCTGCCTGCTCTGTGACTACGTCCACATCAGAGACACTGACCCCATCTGCGCCATCTGCACCATCAGCCCCCGTTGCTCCGGTTGCTCCCGTTGCTCCGGTTGCTCCGTTTGCTCCTGCAGGACCACGGACACTCTGGACCGTGGTGACTACCGTCCCATCGCTAAAGGTTAGTGATAGTTGGCTGTTGTTGTTGATCGTTGCAGCGGTTGGGGTGACCTTCGGAATGTTGATGTAGGAGGTGTAGGTCGCAGGAGTCGTATCCAATTCAAAGCGGAATTGTTCGTCATCGGTGGGGTGAACCTCTACATCTACAATCGATGCCCCATCGGTTCCATCGGTCCCTGCTGCTCCCGTAGGACCCACGATGGTCCCTGTCGAAGTCAGGACCGTTCCATTATTGAACGTCAACTCCAACTGGTTGCTGCCGTTGACTGCCACGTCCACGGCATTGACCAGCGGGAGATTTACTGAATAGGTTGATGCGTCTGATAATGTGAAGGTTGCACTGCTGGTTCCCTGCGGTTGGGTGATGCTGCTGATTCCAACTCCAGCCGCTCCCTGCTGGACCAGCCCCACGTCTTGGTAGGTGACCACCAGAGATTCTGTGCCGGAGTCGTAGTCAATGTTGACAATCCCAGGTCCGGTTGCCCCTGTTGGTCCTGTGGCCCCTGCCGCTCCAACAGTCCATGCTGATCCATTCCAAAACTCTAATTTAGAGTTAGTGCTGTTATAAATAACCGAACCTACATCTACTCCAGAGATTGGCCTTGCTGCTTCGGTGTAAGATCCTAAGAACCTTGCGTTAATCGAATTTACTAAATCCTCTGTCTTCTCTTTGTAGTGCAGGGCGCTGTAGCCTGTGGTTACTCCATCGGAAAGGGTGAACTGGCTGTCTTCTGGATTGACCGCCAGCTTCTCAGCATCTTCCTTTGCGTTGGTGGAAGTGGTTTCTGAATTACTTGCGTTTGTAGCAGCAGTACTGGCTGTATTGGAATAATTGAGGGCGGAGTTTGCTCGGTTTGTCGCGGTGGCAGCAGAATCTGATGAGTCCAGCGCACTGCCTGCTGCTGCGGTAGCTGATGCTGCTGCCGCTGCTGCATTGGCTTGTGCTTGGTTGAGGTTGCTGTTGGCATCAGCAACTTCGGCGGCAACTGATGTGATATCGTTGATGTTTGTGCTGACTACGTTGATCTTTGAGGAGGCCCCTAAATCGAGATCCCCAGATATCGTTGTCAACGTTGCCATGTTATCGTAGACGTTCTCAATCTTACTGTTAGCGTCTACTAGGTCCGTGGCCACAGTAGTGATCTCTGTGTCTGATCCAGCAACTGTGTTGATGTTGCTTAGTGCAGCAGCTACCGTCTCCACTGTGCTGAACTGGGCAGAGGTCAGGGGTACTGCCTCCAAGATCAGATCGAAGTAGGTCGTGTTCGTTAGTTCAAAGGACCCTACCGGAACATCTTGGATCGCTACATATAAGCTGTTGCTGTTCGGATCTCGTATCAGATCCTCTCGGTTATATGCTCTCCCTTGGACATAATCTCCTTGCCAATCCAGCCCTGGAGGTAACTCTCGCTCAAAAACAAAAAGTTCCCAGTATGCCGAATTTCCTTCGCCTGACGGCAACGGCGTGTTTGCTGGAACAGCCTGGACTGCAATGTAGAGACGGTTCCGTACCTCGTCTCGGACCACATCCCGCACGGTGTAGGTGTTCGCAGTGCTGTGTGTCCCACGCCACTGAATCCCTGGAACCCCCTGTGTTCCCTGTGCTTGTACAAGTACTTGTGCGCGAGTTGTCATCGCGATGCCTCTCCTGTGATAATCACCTTGCCGGTCAGTAGTTTCTCAACAACTCCGGCTAATTCCACCTCTAGATCGTATTCGTAACTTCCAACGGGGTAGCTTGCCGTCTTTGATGCAGGAACCGTCAGTCGCAGGTTTGGTGCTGTGTCAAACAGTGTGATCTCATCTCCACTGTTCCAGTTGTCCTGCGCCTCTGCTGCTGACTTGTAAGTGCGGAGCATCATTCTTGCGTCATAGGCCGACAAGGGCCGCAAGACCTCGTTCTCATCAATGAAGGTCAGATCCAGTCCGTAGGTTGTCCCCTGCTCAATCTCTATGTCGTAAATTCCGTAGGCCATTAGCGGGTAACTCGGAAATAGCTTTCGTTGCGGCCTTCACTTCTGCTGAAGGAGTTGATCCCCTCACTAATCTTTGCTTCCAACGCCAGTTCCATGAACCGTCCTCGGTACATCTGCCCCTTTTCCACATTGCGGGTCTGCCCCTCTCGGCTGTAGGCCCTCTCCAGTGCGCCAAAGACCAGCGCCTCATGATAAAAATGCCCAATGATCGGAGAGGCGTCATCACTCACCGTGTCCGCAATCCTTGGCAACCCACGCAACAGGATCTCCTTGAAGACCTTTGTGGTTGCCGATGAATCGATGAACAGATCCTCATCCCTTGCGGGGATGGGGAAAATCCTAAAACTTCTGGTAGAGGCATTATTGAAGACAATCGCCTCTACCGGACCATTGCGATCCCGCCACTTCGGGGTGGCATTCAGCGTGTAGTTTGCTCTCATCGTTGTGAACGGATTGGGTACTACCCCAAACACGCTCTCCATGAACTGCCCCCCACTGCTGAAACGGAAAACCGCTGCGTCCAGTTCCCCTTCACTCATGATTGCCAGATTGATCCCGTCGAGGCTGGCGGAGACGATCTCCTCAATACTGTCTGGAACATTTAGCACCGGATCAGTTGGAAGATAGCTGATTGCCCCTGGTTGCTGTTCTCCTTCCGTCAAGTACCGGAAGATCGTCTCCGTCAACTTCGTGACCACATAACTCTGGTTGGAGATCACCACGGTGTCCCCTGTGCTGAGTCCGTGGGCGGTGTCGGTGGTTACCGTTACCGTCTTGCCATCCACCGTTGCGGTTCCTGCTACGGCAGTTGCTGGTCCGCTGGATAGCGCAATCGTTGCAATGACCTGCGGCTGTCTGCTGATACGGACAAACTCCCGTTGGGCGTCATCGATGTAGCGGTTGAGTTCGCTATTCTTCCAACGGCGGTTCTCTCCGTCCTGCAGGGCCTCCTCTACCCGCTCTCGGATCTCTCTTCTATTCACTGATTGATCTCAATCACTTCAAATCTCTCCATGCTTTCATCAATTGGCTTGTCTGCTCCCTTGGGCCACCGAATCGCCCGAAGCTGGAACCTCCGTGAAGATCGCCCCACCAACGATCTCATCGGATCGGGTTGCAGATATCTCGTTCGGACGGTGTCCGACAAGGCGTTGAAATGCTGGATTGGTAACAACACCGGACGATTGCGGGGGATGATGATCGTGTGGGTGTCCACGGTGACCGGAACCGGCCCCAAGTCCCACGACTCGTCTCCACTGTCAATCTGAGCCACCACATGCCCATCCGCTGGACGGTGCTTCACATCAACCTCCTGCGCCATTTCCATCCCATCCTTCACAAAGGTGAACTGGTCTTCCCCTGTGCGGACATAGGACTGGTGCAAGGTCGGTTCTGGTAATTTGTCTGGTAAAAGTCCTCCGGCTACGGCCATTGGTCTTCCTGGTTAGAGGTTACTGAATTCCCGACGCCCCCCACAATGGGAGACATCGGGAGTAGTAGGCGATTAAGAGTACGCTACGTTCGCATCGAATCGGAAATCCACCCAGAAGTACATATCTCCTGCGGTGGCAGCAGTTCCAACGGTGGTTACGGTTGCCCGTACCACATAGTTGTCCTCACCATCGTCCGTTGCGGTGTAGGCCGTCACGGCAGTCATCTGCTTTGCAGCAGGGGACTCGGTTCGGGCTGCAGCCTTAATGCTGGTGGATGCCAAGAAGGAATCCACGGTGTTGATGTCGCCAACCTGCACAGCGGCTGAAGTGCCGTTGTCGAAGGCGGTCTTGACGACGACGTTGGCCTTCTCCACCATTGCGCCTTCCGGCACAACAATGTCAAAGGTGTAGGTTCCTGCGGCGGCAACATCCGCTGCTTGAACCCGAACATGCTTGCTCGTCTGAGGCATGTTGATGTGTTTAACGAGAATCGATTCCATTATTATCTCCTAACTTGGAATCGCCCCACCCAAAGGTAGGGCTATTGTAATTAGATGTCGGTTGCGCCAACTTCGATGCGATATAGGTACAAATCCTGCAAAATGACGCAAGAATACATCGTTTGCCACGAAACTGTACCTCTTTGTCCCAATGGATCGCCGGGGCCAGGTTTGGGGGCAACTACCGTCGAACGGAGAGAATCCTTCCCGCCCAGCGTCGCGCATCCACCAAAGTCTGCAGCCATGATCACCAAGGGATAGACATCGATGTTTCCACCAGTTGCCTTCAACCCTGTGGAACCAACCGCTGCGCCTGCACCCTTGAAAGGCATCGCCTGTGTGGTCAGAATGAAGCGGATTCCTCTTGCGGCTCCTACCTCTCCGTCCATCACATCACCCTGATCGGCATACTGCTCTACGGGCACATAACCCGGAAGTGCTTCCAGATCCTGACGTAGATCCACATGGCCAATCGCAACGAAGGACTCACGGATTGGGCTGGTGGAGACACCGTCGGTGGCATCCAACTGCTCTTTCAACTTGGTCGCGTCGTTGTTCTCCAAGACTCGGATCGCACGGTCCAACAAGGTCGTTGCCGCTGTTCCTGCCGCAGCGTTCTTGTTGGCAATCGTGTAGTTCACGTCACTTCTTCCGGTACTGCCGGTTGAACGTGCGTACCCTACCTGTGATCCTGCTCGGAATTCCTTGTAGGAGATGAAGTCCAGCGTCTCGCCTGCTTGCTGCGCCTGTCGCTCTGTGATCACCTGGACCAACGGATCGTGGCTTGCGGCCAACATGATGTCGGTGGTGTTCACATACGAACCATACTGCTGCAAGTTGTGCTTGATGGTCGTGTGCTGCAAATTCACAAAATTCGGGGTCACCCCTTCGGCAATCGGCGTATCCACAATCGGGAACCGCTCGTACCGTCGGTGGCGAATCTCCAGACCCTCTTTCTGTGGCTTGGTTTCGCGTTGAGCAAATTTGCTGAAGGTGAGTAAACGCTTCGCAATCGGAAGCATTCGTTTTTGGATGGTGTAGGCATCGTGCTTCGACAGATCACCGTAAGATGATCCGGTAAGCAGGCCCGTTCCTGCATTGATAGCCATTTTTCTTTCCTATGTTCTGGCCATCTGGTCATTGATCTCTATGATCAATCAACAGATAGTCGTCTACCATGAAAATCTAGACGGCGATGCTCTCCCAGAGTTCTTCGTCGTTCATGTCCTCTGGCCTGCGTTCCTGCTGTCTAGGATTACTGTTCTTGAGCAGACCCTGTGCTGCCTTGCGGCGGACAGTGCCTTGCGTTTCTGCTGTTGCTGGCGTTGCTACGGGTGCTGGCTCCGATCTGAACTTTTCCCGCCCCACCGGGGTGTTGAGAAAGTCGTTCATCACTGCCGCATGATCTGCCGGGTCCATCGATTTGGTCATTGCTGCCAGACGTATCGGTGCAGCCTTGACGTATTCCTCAAACTCCGGGCTTCTGTCAATGTCCATGTAGTCGTCACCAACGTGCGTTCTCATGTGCGCGGCATGTTGCAGGCGATACTGATTCGCCTTGTACTGCTGTGCTACCTCTTCCAGTTGGCCGATCCGGTCTTCCGGTATCTCCGGCATCTGGATTCCTTTTGTCGCCTTGGCGATTTCGTGAGCAATCAATTTTTTGTAGGCTGAAGTCAGTTCTTGGAACTCGTCCAACGTCTGCTTCGTTGCTGGATCAAACCAGTCTTCGTCCAAGGGACTCGGTTCCCTGGGCTTGGCTTCCACAGGAGTTTCCTCCTTCTGCTTTGCCAACTGGCGCTCCATCTCCAACCGCTCCAGGCGTAACTGCTGAAACTGCTCCCGCAGTTCCTTCGTCTCCTCGTTGCGGCGGTGGAACTCCTTCTCCAGGTCCTTGTACCGCTTCTCGTAATTGTGCTCCTCCTTCCTCTCCTCGGCGGTGGGTTCAGAGGGTGCTTCTACTTCAAAGACCTCTGATTCCTCCTCTGCCTCGTCAGTGGCTGCGGGGGATGCTTCATCACTTACGTCTTCAACAACCGGGGCCCCTACTTGGTCCCATAACTGATCGTCCGATAATTCCACCGTCTCTGAAGCTGCGTCCTCAACTACTGGTTGAGACAACTCCTGTTCTGTGGATTCTGCCATTGTCTTCCTTGCTCACAAGGTTAGCGCCTTCTCAAAGTGCCCCATCTATCTGGGATCTGAGTTCTGGCGGACTGCTTGAGGGTTCATCGGCAATTCCAAGATCTCCTTGATTGCCTCCCGATACCCTTGTAAATGTGAAAAAATAAGCCTCTTGGCTTCACTGTCGATGGTCGCGTTCACCAACTGCTCATCCGTGTCCTTCAACGCTTGGAGTAAATGCTGGTAAAGCACTTTCCAACCGGGGGACTCCGGTAAGGTGCTGATGAGTCGTGGGTCCATCGGCAATTCCTTAGTTGACCGTTGGAATGTTTGCTGCCGGTAACTGGTTCTCTGCGGCCTGCTCCCGCTGCTGCGCCATCATCTCACGGGGATTGTTCTCCCCACCCTGCCGCTGCTGCTGGGCCTCCGAACTGCGCTGCTGCGCCAGCCGGTTCAACTGCGCTACCTGCGCCTGTCTCATCCTCTCCTGCTCCGCCTGTGCGGCCTGCATCGCCTGTTGCTGGGCTGCCTGGGCCTGCATCGCCTGTTGCGCCTGCATCTGCATCTGCTGCTGTTGCGCCTGCTTCTGCTGCTCCTCGTTGATCAACATGCTCATTCCGTAATAATCAGGTATGGCCTCCCGCAATACATTCCCCTGCCTCAATAACTCCATCCGCTCTTGAATCTGACTCTGGCGGATGTCCTCGCTGGCTGCCTTCTTTTCATCCAAAATGGCCTTCGTCTTTTCAAATTCGCTGCGTAATTGGAGTTCCTGCTGCAACGACTGGATCTTCATCTGCTCGGCCTGCTGTGCCTGCTGTGCCTGCTGCTGCATTTGCTGCTGCTGGTTCTGCTGGACCTCCTGCTCCGATTTGACGATCATCTCCGGGTCCAGGTTGAAGGCCCGTACCAACGGCTGCACAAAGGCGTCGTACCGGATGTAGTTCTGTAACTGCGGTAACTGGCCGATTGTGCTGAGAAACTGGATCAGTTGCGTGTTGTGGACTTCCTTTGCCACATACTGCGTCCAGCCTGTGCAGATCGCCTCGTAGTCCCCCTTCAAGGAAGGATCACTGCTGTCTACCATGATCCAACGGTAGATCGCCTCAATGTTCCGTGTGATCATGTCACTGATCGAACGGACCACGTCTGCCGTTTGCTTGTTTGCGTTGGAATTTAGGATCGACATCCCTGTCGCCGTCCGGGTCTGCGAAGGAGACATGTCCCCATACCCAATCGCTGTCTGACCACTATCGAGATCTGCCTCCCGCTCCAACACCTGGATCAGGTTGAGCAACCCACTTGTCACGTCTGGGATCACAATCGATGCAAACGCATCCTGCACACTCATCCCACTGCGGACCTTGAACTGCTTTCCTGCCCGAATCGACTCCAGGTCACTGCCACTTTCAAAGGCTGCCGGATTGACCACGGTCATGGGGACTGCCGATAGTTCCTTGCCCTCGACCAACATCGCATAACTGAAGTTGATCAGATGCTGTACATCCCGAATCGCATAGTAGATTCCATCGCCCCAAATGCTCTCCGGGTTCCGTTGCCAGTAGGCAAAGTCATACGGCTTGCGGCCATCAAACGGGTTGATTGCCATCTTGATCACCTTGTGGCCCACGACATGCGCCACTACGTCCAATGTCCCCGTAAAGTCATCCTCAATCGGCAAATGCCCCTGCAGGTCCTTTGCGTCCAGCTTTCCCCAGAATTCCAAGACCTCAAACTTCTTCACACGGTGCGAATTCGTCTCGTCCAACGTCTTCGGATGCTCACTCTGGTCCTGCCCCTCGACACTGCCAATGTCTCCAGAAATCACCTCATCGATGACCTCTGGTAAAAAACCTTCCTGCGATTTTCCCAACTCCCGTAACTGAATCGATGACAGAAACGAACGCTGGATCACATACTCCGCATCGTCTGCCGATGTCGCCTCCGGTGTCGGAAAGACATTCCAAATGCTGACGTAGTCCACCGATGGGACCAGTTCCGACTCAATCTGACTCTCTACCTGCTCCATGAACTGGCCTGATGCCGGGTCCATCGTTCTGGTCGTCTGGTACACCGGATAGTTCACATACTCCAACATCGGAGACTTTGTGACACAGGTCCCGTACAGACAAAGTTCATGGATGCCGTCCAACAGGCTGTCCAGGTAATGAGTCTGGTCCAGTACGTCCCGAATCCGGTCCTCCATGTTCTGAGATCGCTGTTTCACGGCGTCCAGTAACTGGTATCCCTGCAGGCCCTGCTGGACCAGATCCTGTGGCAAGTACCTCGGCTTCCTCGACGGGGTTACCGCAAACGGGATTCTGCCATCGTCAAACAGCAAGGAACCAATCTTGACCTTTGCCGAATTGACCTTGCGACGGGTCTGGTTGATGAAAATCCCCCGACGGGCGGCTACACTGTCTCCACCCGCACTGTTGATCTTCTCAGGATACTTCGCCCGATACGCATCGTAGGCGTCCCGCCAGATCAACTCGTTCTCCCGACGGTACTCCTTCGCCTGCTCAAACAAATCCCGAACGACCTTGCCGATGTCATCCAATGGCGCAGAAATCACCTTGACCTCTACCGCCTCTGGAGCATCCAAGCCCTCCTCGTCTAGAATTTCTTCTGCGTCCTCTGGAAATACTGCCATTACTGCTTCTTCCGGTTCGCTCTTCTGCTAATCACTCGCAAATTGCTCGGCTTGTTGTTTCTTGGGTTTCCATCGCGATGATCGACCTCGCGGGTCCGGTCCCCCTTCGTAAGGCGTCCCGCTCCCACCATGCGCCGACGGGCCGTGTTCCTTGCGGCACGGGCCTTCTTCTGCTCCGGTTTCGCATGAAACTGATCATACTCCCTCCGGTAGTTACGGACTCTTGGTTTTTTGCTCATCTACGTTCCAACGGTCCTCAACGTGGTAGACCAGCCGCTCCAACAACGCCCGAATCTCTACCAGTTCGTCCACCAGCGGGTCCATGTCCACTACGATCACGTCGTAGTTTTCTTCTTCTGGACTCACTTCTTCTTCATCCCCTTCTTGGCCTTCATCATCATCATCTGCTTCTTCATCGCCGGAGACATCTTCTTTGAGGTTTTTCCAACGGCTGGCTTCTTCATCATTTTGCTCTTGCTTCCGTACATATCCTTCTACTCCTACGATAGTTGGTGTTGATGGTTACCTGGCTGGGGTGCAACACCCACAGGCTCCTATGTCCAGCGTCCTCAAGGCGTAGCCCCTGCTGGATTGCTGCTGACGAGGTTTCTTCCTATTGCCATACTTCATCTGTCTTCCTCTGCCGATTCCGTCGTTGTTCCGACCGTGCGAAGGTTCCGTCCCTCCATTGCCGCTTCATCCGCTCCGATACCATCTCCGACTTCAAACACCCGCAGGAACGGGATCTCCCACTCCGTAATACCTTGCCCTGCGTTCTCGCCTTGTATCCGCAATCACAAACGCAGAACCACATCGCCTGACCCCACTCGTTGTCCTCTGCACGGTACTGCACCGTCCAACGGCCAAACCTTCTGCCTGATAAGTCCTCGTAGTTGCCCCAACCACGACGCCCCGATTTCCAACTACCCATGCCTCTTCTTCCTGCGTCGCTTGACCCTAATGGTTCCCCCACCCGCCCACCGTACCGGCGTCGGTGGCGTCGGTACACTGGGACTGGAAGGACGTTTTTTGCGTTTTTTCCTAGCCATTATGTCTAAATCTGTCTAAATCTCAATACTATATGCTCGGTGGGATGTACACCCCCCACTGCGTCTGCTCGTACTGAGAGGCCCCATGCCAGGTGTCCCCACGTCGAGGCGCACTGCTCCAGGGGTGCAACTTGCACGATAATGCTGCCAACGCCAACGCCATCACACAGTCGTCATGCGATCCCAACTGTGCTGCCGTCTTCCCATTTGGTAAAAAAACAAACGTCTGTAACTCGTCAATCACCCGTGGGCTGTGTACGACCAGTTCACGCTCACGGAGCAACTCCCGTAAGTAGTCCACCAACACCGGCTTGCTCTTCACCGATGTCTTGAACCCAATCTTGCGTGTCGCCCGGTTCGACCTCTCGTCCAACGTCTTGTCAAAGTACAAGTTCGGGTAGTTGTGGAACTCCTGCAGGAACTTGAGCGTTACCAGCCCGTGGTTGTTGCTCTCCACCGTCAGCAACGCCTCG